CTGGATTCAGACCACCCATGCTATTGAACAGCTCCAAAACCCTTCAAAAATTTGACGTTTTTATCCGAGATAAAGGACGTTGGAAGTTCAGTCACTCAATAGAGGAACTAGACGAATCAACCGTAAAGATGAAGTTCTTAAACGAAAATGCTGACGTTGACCCTTCCTCAATTAGTGTGTACCCAACCCGTTGATCACCAATGAACACGATTGCCTCATTAAAAGTAATTGGAGTTGCTTACATAGCTATGGCTGTGTATTGCTTTTTTTCCGTCAATTACTTTTATGGAATTGTGTTTTCGATCTGCGCAGTGACTTTACTGCGCATTCGATGACAACATAGGTTTCTTAGTGGTTAAACACTAAGACGCAGGTTCGATTCCTGCGGTTGCCTTTGCCTCTCTACGAGGCAACGCACCTATTGCTTTTATAGTTCTGAGGTGCTATATTGTACATGGGAGACAGCTCCCCTCCTTTATCTTTCTTAAATCACATGAACACACCCAACTTCACGACCCTGATTAAAGATGCTGAGCTCGCTGCACATTCGTGGAACGAGTTTGATATAGCAACCCTGTCCTGCAACGAAGCGTTTGGTCTGCCTTTTAACGCAGCTAAAGAGACCTTGACCAACAACGTTACCATTGCTGAGTCACGCAAATTTGATTTGTCTGTATTCAGTGGCGCTGAATCTGCTTTTAAGTTCCCAGACCTTGAAACCAACATTGTTGTTCGGGTAACACGTAAGCCCACAGCTCACGTAAAACTCGAACGGATTGACGATAAGATCGAGCAATTAGAACAGAAACTTAAAGTGGCAAAGATCGAACGGAAGAAGTTGATCGAGCAGCTTGCTGTAACTGGTGACGTAGATATGATTACCGATAAAATCAACCTCGCATTTACTCGCTTAAAATGATCTACCGTTTCGCTACCTTCACACTTCTTAGCCTCATGTTTGGGGTTATAACTTGCGCAGCGTTAGGCTACGATCCTCTGGTCTTAGCCAAAAGACCAGGTTACCAGATTCAAATCTGCAAAAATCCTGAAATCCATACAAATGGATGCCTTCCATAGTATTGTATGGCCGGGCCATGGGAACCCTGGGTCGTTTACAACAACGACCCATTTTTCTTTATTAACCTTCACTTTTCTTGTAACTAACCATGAACTATTTGCTTTCTTGTACAATTTCCGCCAGTGTTCGTCAAAGCATTCAGATTAAATTTGACGATCTCAAACTTCCGCAATCAGTTGTAGACACATTAGAAAAGAACAACACTGTTTCTCTACGACCTAATCTTTCTAACGCACTTAAATCTGAGTTAGATGCTCTTCGAGTTATGCAACGAGAGTTATACGACGGTTATTGTATACACTTCGGCGACACTCATTTTGTAACAGCAAATTATTTTGATGAAGCAAACAAATTAATTAAACAAATTCGTGCGAAAGCTAAAGAAGCTAACGAACGTTTGTTTGGTTTCTGGGAATCAGAGCATGGTAAATGGAGGAACACAGTAGAGGGTTTCTTGCTTCCTCTTTTTAAGGATGAAATGGAATATAAACTGGCTAGCGATGCCTACATGCGGGTGTTCCCAACACTGCAGGAGTATCGCAATCCAATTGGGGTTCATGTTGTTGGCCCTCTTCCAGTTTCTTTAGAAGTTGCTACGAAACCAGTTGAAGGTGACGTACAAGGTTTACTTACATATGAAAATTCAATAAATACTAAGGAAGTAATCGAAGCAGCCCACGCTAATGCTGCGGACAAAGCACTTTGTTTAGGTGCTGAACTACTAGACGACTTAGATGTTAGGACTGTAACTAAAGTCGGACGACAACAAACAGGTGGAGATAAGAAGCGTGGGTCTTGGCAGGTAACAGCCGAGAAGCTAAAGCTAATTAGCGATTCCGTAGTTGGATTTGATAACTTAGCTGGCTTAGCAGATCAACTGTTAGGTGCAGGCAACGCAATTCAATCACCAATGCGACAAGTTCGCGAGGAAGGGTGTAAAAGATTCCAAGAATTGCAACAAGAAATTCGTACTGAATTGGAGTCGATTGTTAACACCCGTGATACATCTAAAGGATTAGAGACACTTCAAAAATCTCTAGCTTTATCAAACACTTACACAACTTTATGCGAACAAATTAAAACTGCAGAAAACTCAAATGCTCTGGACCTATTGGTTAAAGAAGCAAACATTGAGTTGGACATTTACGCACAACGATCTAAGCACCTCAATAAGATGATTGGTCAACGCCGCGAATTAATTAGTGTTGCTGGTGACGACTTAGATGATTTACTTTGTGACATCAAAGAACCAGCCGTAACTGAACCAACACCCGATTTCTAATGACACAAACTGTTTATGCCTTTCATTCAAAGGAAGGCTTTCTCTCCGACATTGAAAAATACACTAACGATCCAGAAAAAGCTGTTACGTTTGTCTCTTTTGAAATAGCTTCAAAACGATTAAATGGATTCAAAGATAGATTAAAACATACTTGCCAAATTGTATCTGTACAACTTCCTTTTCCACGAACAACGGCGGTGCAGTTTTATGTCTAGATTAACAACAGTTAAGTTTCAAACAATCTTAATTGAAGATTGTCCTACAAAAGAACCGGTTTTATTAGAAGTTAAGTACCGCAGACAATTAGATAAACCAGGTGTTTTTATAGTTGAAGGCTTTAGTGCTCGATTAAAAAACGATAAGCATTTAACTATAGAACGGGCAATTCATTCGGACATACATAAATTAGTTGCGCAAGTTAAAGAAAAGATTATAAAACAATATGAAAATGAAAACATAAAGTATAACGACTACGTTAAACGAACACCTTTAATTCTTCCTCGTAAAGAATTGAACTATACTTACTCACTTGAAGATAAGTTTCCTTGGCTTAGTAACGCAACTCAGGAACGATTTAAGATTGGAAAAAACTATAAAGGAGAATGGGTTCGTTTTGAGACAATGAATCTTGAATGGGTGGTGATTAATAACATAGATGATTACGTACTTTTTGATCAAGACAAGCAAACTGAATTCATAAGACAAACAACGCTTTTGTACGAAAACTTTAGAGAACAGAGAGAAAGTTTGGTTGCTACGTACGAAACATTATGGAACAAAACATACGAGCAAATATTTAATGGGTTAACGTATGAGAATAATAAGGATAAGCCTCAAGAATTTGACGAGGTTTTACGAAGTTACATTTAATTACGCCAACGCTGCTTCGTAGCTGCGGGGCAGACTCACAATTTGCTACAGTCCCTACAACATCACATCACGCTCATGAACGACACTTTATTCGCTTCTCTCCAAACCTTTCGCGCAAACCTAAACGCTGCCACGCTTGAACGTGAGTCTGTGGTTGATGGTCTGTTAGCAACCCTGATAAGCAAGCAAAACGCTTTCTTGTTAGGAGAACCAGGTACAGGTAAATCTGATCTGGTACGGAACATATGTAACGGGATTTCTGGAGCCAACTACTTTGGTTATCTTTTAACCCCAACCACGGATCCTTCTGAGATCTTTGGCCCCGTGGCCGTTACCAAACTTCTTAATGACGAGTATACACGCGACGTTAAAGGGTATCTTCCAGACGCTCACATCGCATTCACGGATGAGCTATTCAGAGGATCATCCGCTATTCTGAACTCACTGCTGACTCTTTTAAACGAGCGCACTTTTAACAATGGAAAAGAAGTTATCCACACTCCGATTCAATCTATTGTTGCAGCAACAAATTCCTGGCCGGATGAAGAATCCCTTCAAGCATTTGCAGACAGATTTCTGTTCCGACCCACGGTGGAATTTCTTAAGAAAAGCACATCGAAACGGATCTTGGACGGTTGGGCTCTTGGAGTCGAAGAACGACCTACCGTAGGTACACACTTAAGTCTTGATACTCTTACACAGTTACAGGACGCCGCTAAACAAATTAAAGTCTCAGATGATTTCGTAGATAAATACGGCGAAGTATGGGATATGTTAAGTGCCCGTGGTATTACAATTAGCGATCGGCGTCGTGTGCAAGTACTTAAGTTTTTAAGAGCTTGGGCAATTGTTCAAGGAGACGAAGAGCTTGTACCAGAACATATGCACGACTCCTTGGTTCATATTGTATATAGAACACCCGATGATAAGGAAACTATTAAAGAGATTCTTGAGCAAGTGATTCCCACGGCGAACAAAATATTTGCTGATGCTAAACGAGCTGCTTCTGGGATAATGACGGAGTATTCAACTACGACTCATAAAGCTCAATTACGTAGTAGTGGAATCGCTGAGTTAAATGATTTTGTTATTCAATTACGTAAGTACCATAAAGATATGCAGACAGTCAGAGACAAAGTAGGGGAAGTTATTGACGGAAATAAATATCGTATGAATTTGAGCACAAGACAGACGGGCGTAAAATTACAGAAACAACTCGAAAGTTATTGCGAAACGCTGACCGTTGCAATTAGCGATATAAGCAAGTAACCTGGGCTCGTAGCATCACATCAACATGACTGTCAAAACTGAAGACCTAAATCTTGTTCGAAAAAGACTGGCAGACTTTATAGAGTCTGCGGAGATAATCAGCCCTTCAAGCGCTTACGACAAACTTGTAGCTTTATTAGTCGATTTAGATCAAGCCATCATTAGATCCAAAAAACAAACATGAAACTAAACAAACACACTGAATTTGTGAGGCTAACTCACAACGAACCTTTAACGCTCGCTTGCTCAGCACTTGCAGATTTTCTTTGGGAAGACTTTGTTATAGACGGGAAACCTTCTATAACTTATCTCATTGATCACTACAACATTAAAAAACTGTCCCGCTTTGGTAAAGAGCTTTTTGAACGGTTGTATAACGCAGACGACGTAAACTGGATCATTACAGAGCAAGCTTACGAAGATTATTTCAGAGCAAAACAAAATGGAGATGACATTAAATTCCCAGAAGGATATAAACCTGAGAATGGAATGTGGTATGCGATTATGTCTGATATCAGTCTTGCCGCTGCTTGGCCTCATCTACTAGCTAGAAGTGTAGGCAATCAATTTAACGCAGGTAATAACGCAATCAATATTTTAAATCAACTGTCTGAAGTCATAGAAGAGTTAATTGAGAAAGATTTATTGAACGTTCAACTTGTATTTAACGCGGGAGACAAACTAGATGAGTTAAGAAAACAATTTCAAGATGCTCAGGCTAAAGGCGATAAAGCTGCAATGGATAAAGCTCGTGCTGAGGGTAAAGAAATTAATCAAGCAATTCAAAATGCCATAGAAGAACTTAAAGATCAAATAGGATCGCAGACCAGTAGGATTGTAGATAAAACCAATAAAGATTGCGACGAAACAAATAGTTCAATTTCGACTTTGTTTGGAAGCGAGGAGGGTAAGGGAACCCACGGTGCAGACTTGCAAACTAAGAGAGACTTAGCGGAAAAGTTACAAAGAAACCCTAAGCTAAAAGCACTGGCAAAGAAGTTAGGTGCTCTCCGCAAAGTATGGCAAGAACGAAAACGAGCGAAGATAACGAAGTCAACTTACGAAGCAATTAATGGAGCGGTTTTTTCAAATGACATTACAAGAGCCTTTCCTGTAGAACTGGCATTAGCTGGTAGTAATGAGGGAAAACTTTTATTTGCACTGAAGTACTCGCAGAAAACTTTGCTTACAAAAGATTACAACGCTCACCGAAAAGATATAGGTAAAGGTCCAATAATTATGTATGTAGACACCTCAGGTTCTATGGGTGGAGAACCAGAAGTCTGGTCAAAAGCTATTTCGTTTGTAATTTCAGAAGAAGCCTTAAAGGAAAATAGAGAAGTTCAGATCTATTTATTTGATACGCGAATTGAACAGGGTGTAACCTTGAAGGGAAATAGAAAAACAAACAAAGAATTACTTGACTTTGTAGGCACTTGGCATCTTGGCGGAGGTACAAGTTTTAACTCCGTAATTTCCCACGCAATCGAACTAACAAAGACCCAGGATCGTTCAGACATTCTTTTGATTACGGATGGTTATTCAGACGTTCGAGACTCTAATATGAGAGCGCTCCGTTCCCTCAAACAAAGGACAGGAGCCATGTGGAGTACCATCTGTATCGGAACACATGTTCCGGATATAGTGCATGAGTTTTCAGATGAAGCTTATGCGGTCGACATTTCTGCTCACGCAGAAACCATTGATGTTATCCAAAAATGTATTAGGTGATCACCATGCCACGACCTTCTGAAGATCAAATCCTAGAGCTTTGGCGCGACACTCAAGCTTCAGCTCGCATAGACCACCCAGAGCCTCCATTAGAGTTGATGATAGGCCGTTTTGCTGACTCGTTGTTAGACAAGTGGCAGTACGCTGAAGGGCGCTCAGACCTCGACAGTCTGTTTGACAATTCAAACTGGGTGTGGGCAGAGGAAGAAGACGAAGGAAAAGACAATGTGTGTGTTTTTTAAAAAGTAAGACTTTTATCTATTACGTATTCTTTATTATGACTCCTGACTTTTCTGAGTACTTTTACTTGGACTCCGCTATTTATAGTGGTTTAAGATGGAAAAAGAGAAACGGACGTATTGCACCAGGGGAAAAAGCTGGAACCTTATATAAAACTAAAAAACATTATGTTGTTCAGCTTCTTGGAAAAAAATACAACTGTGACGACATTATCGCCAAACTTAAAGAAACTAAAAAGTTAGTTCGTTAAAATTATTAAACAACACACAGACAAACCAATGGACGACTCTCAGATCTGCGATTCACTTCTTGACCACTGTTGCACCGTGTTTAATAATGTAAAATTTAATCTGGGTGTTAGCTCAAAAAGTGCGTGGCAACGAGAAGCGCGAGAACCAATGGCTGCGGTTTTTAGAACCTTAGCTGAGGAATTGGTTATTGATTTAACTAGTGATAAAGACGATAAACATAACCAAACCTTAACGCTAGTAAAACATTATTTGCTGAGCAAAGCAAACGAACACTTGGATGACGTAGTGTGAACCACACTGATGTAAACTCGGTTTTACTAGAGCCAAGTAAAAGGGACGCAGCTACGGAAATAAAACTTATAAAAGATATATATTATTGGGATTCCAGTATTGAAAGTTTAGCTAACTGGATAATGGCTTCGTTATGGACTGCCGTAAACACAAAATTTCAGACTGAAGGAGATGACTATGTTTTTAAATATAAAGAATCTTGTATTGCATATAACTTTAAACAAAGAATATTCACTATTAATCTATGGAGCGAAGAAAATTCTTTTTATACTGTTGGTTTACATGTAAGTTCTTACTTGGAAACACTTTATGGAGTTAAAACATTTGCCGAAGTAGAGACTTCTTTAATATTTGACATTGTAGAAATTGAAAATTTATCAAAAACAATAGCTAGGGATGTTGATACGTGGATAACAAATGTACCTAATATTTACAAAGAAATTTGTGCTGGTTAATTTGCATATTTTTATGTCATTAGCTCGTTTATAGACTGACCTACACTCTTTTTTTTATTCAATTAGGGTTTGGCTTACTTGTTGTTCACTGTTCATTTCGTGTTTAAGTTGGCACCACGTCCGATCGTTAGGTATTACCTCTGTCCCATAAGTCCAATCATCGTAACTGTCTAAATTTCTAAGTGCCCTAGCCAGGCTTTCAATGCTTTGATGTTTTTCTGGTGTTAAGCTCATACTGATTTTAGAAATCCTGGTAAATCTTGGCCTCCAGGATTTCTTATCTTACGTTCTTGAAGACGCCTTAAAAGTTCTGGTGTTGCATTTGGGATACCTTGAACATCTTGATTACCTGGGAGTCGTGGTAAACGTAAATCAAAGCTAGGAGAACTAGCAATTAACTGCTCTTCTGCGAGGATTTCAGGGTGATCCATAAGATACATATCTAAAAAAGTAGCCGCTTCGTCTTGCATCAAATGGTTTCTTCTTAAAAAATTATAGCCTCGCTCCTTTGTTTAAACAAATATTAAATTTTTGTGAAGCGGCTTGACACTATATTTACACCCATTACATTGACCTTGTAAACGGATTTTCTTATGGACATCAAGTTCAAATACCAGGGTTGCACCCTGGAAAACCCAGAAGCAGCGGCTTTAATGAAAGCTGCTAAAGCAAAGCAACCTTTTGAAATCGACCTTGAAACTCTGATCGATGTCAAAATAATGGACAGTGACAAGCTGTTCAGCCTAAGCGTAGAGCAAAAGAGTTCCGCGCTGGCATCCCTAGCTTTTAAGCTAGCTACATCTGAAAAAGCAACTCCTAAATACTCTGCCTTGGTTAAAAACAAACCAAGCACAAAAAAACTCGAAACATCAAAAGATCCTCTAGACATTGTAGAGGAAATAAATAAGTCTGTTAGTTACCGTAGTGCAGGCGCAGCTTTATTGCTTCATCTCTGTACGACAACGGATTATCGCGCAATACGCGATATAGCAGTGGAGTTTGTAAATAAATGTTCTTCAGAATACCGAATTAAACCCACGTCAGCAGTGTACCGTGGGTTTAAAAAGAATGCTAGTAAGGTATTTGAGCCAACTGAACTTTCTCCCGGAACCCCTCGTCGTGATTCTTTCTACGTCTGCCCTTTATACATCTCTCTTCGTTCGGGCTTGCTCTATTGCGACAGTAATGGGCTGCTGTCTCTTCGTCAGCAATATTCCTGTGGTTCACGAAGAGAGGACGCTAGCTCCAAAGCTGAAGCGATGAAGCGAATGTTTTACACATTTAAACTAACCGACAAGGGAAATCAAGTTAAAGAAATGTGGGGAGACATTGAAACATATCTTGTAAACTTCTACAAATCTCGTCAGGCTTGATCAAATGGAAACTCTAAATTATCCTAAAACTTCGAAAATTCTCACTGAAATTTGTTTCGATGCCTTCAACGATACTATTGGGGAGTTCATTGACGACTTAGAACCAGAGGAGATTATGGATTGTTTCCGAGCAGCAATCTGTCATAACATTGATTACCACACGGGTGAGACGGGGAAGTTTATGGAACTACTTTCTTACGTAGTTCCTGAACTGGAAGAAGAATCCGAAGAGCAAAACGACGTTTATTAACTTTTAGGTCTGCGGCGTCCTCGCGATTTGCGTTGCGGGGGCGCCTTTACTATTTTCTTTTAAACTTCTAATGCACATCAACTACATAACAACACCCGACACGTACACCGAGGCCATTGGAATTCTTACCCAACATAAGAAGATTTGTCTTGACTTCGAAACAACAGGACTACAAGCAAGATTGGCTAAACCGCGTTTACTTCAGTTGTGTGACAGCAATCCAACTGATGAGGATCGCATTGTTTATGTTTTTGACTTATTTAAAGTTCAAGCTGACGGCGCGTTAAAGGAGTTAATAGAGTCCCGCGAAATGATAATTGGTCAAAATTTAAATTTTGACTTGCAGTTTTTATATGAGTTAGGGATTGATTTTAAAAACAAGATTTACGATACTTACATTGCTGAGCGTATATTGCGTTCAGGTTTTAAAGAAAAAAAGATTAGTCCTCAAGCTCAAAAACCTTACTTTGCAGATTTGTCGTGCAGTTTAAAAGCCATCGCATTAAGGCGTCTTAACATTGAACTCGATAAAGAGCAACGTCGAACAGATTGGTCTCAACCAGAACTAACGTTAGAACAAATAGAGTATGCAGCAAAAGACGTTGACGTACTGCCACGCATTGCCGCAGACCAACTGGAAGAGCTGCGTGAAGAAAATTTAACCCCTATTTATAGCGTCGAGTCGCAGTGTGTTCGCCCTGTGGCTTTAATGTGTTACACAGGATTTGGGGTTGATGTGACGAAATTAATGGTATTACGTAAACGTATTGAAGATGAACTGGTTGCAAAAACCGAACAGTTTATTAACGAACTTGATTCTAGACTTCCAGAAGATTGCAAACTTCCAAGGTCTAGTGACGGTTCTATTGCTATTGGAAAAAAACCAAAGAAAGAATTCAACCCCGGATCAACAGCCCAGATTGTCAATGTCTTTAGTTCTTGCAATATCGAGTTGCCTAAAGATGCCACGACGGGCAAGACCACGCTTAACCAAATCGCCCTCTCTGAGTTTGATAGCGAAGACTCAACCTTGATTCTGTACCGGGAACGAACGAAGATTGAGACTCGATTAGAACATGTAAATAAATTAATTAGTAACATAAATCCTGTAACTCATAGGATACACTCTGGTTATAACCAAGTAGGTGCAAACTCCGGACGTTTTACCAGCAACGGATCCCCCAAGACAACTAAAACACAGGGAAAAACCGTTTATGCAGTAAATATTCAGCAAGTTCCAAGGTCAAAAGATTTTAGAGAATGCTTTATTGCCGCTCCAGGTTATAAGTTGGTTATTTGTGACTGGGCTCAAATCGAGTTACGCCTCGGTGCGGAACTCATAAACATAGCTCAGATGAAAGAAGCTTTTGTTAAAAACATCGACTTACACACCTTGACTGCCAGCTTGATATATAAAATTGATATTTCATCGGTTACAAAAGAGCAGAGGCAAGAAGGTAAGACTCTGAACTTTGCTCTTTTATACGGTATGGGATATCGAAAATATAAAACCTATGCTGCTCAAAGCGGAAAGATGATTAGTTTATCAGAAGCTAAGATTGCCCACGCGGCATTTCATTTGGCTTACCCTCGTTTACGGGCGTGGCACCAAGAAAGAGCATCTCTGGTACAAGAGGGTTGGGCTTATATCCGAACAGCTTGCGGAAGACGACGGTTACTAAGCTACGATGACGCGACAATGATGTGCAGCGCCAACACACTAATCCAAGGAAGTGGGGCTGATATTTTAAAGTTGGCAATTGCGGATTTAAACAAACACTTAAATGAAGATGTTCGACTGGTCGCTGCTGTCCACGACGAATTGGTTTTGGAAGTAAAAGAAGAATTAGCTGAGACTTATAAAGAGATTCTTGAGACAACCATGATTAAATCGGCTGAAACAGTTTTAAAATCAGTTCCTTCTTCTGCTGACGCTTCTGTAGGAAGTTCATGGGCCGCAAAATGACTAAACTTGCAGAGAAATCTTTATTTTCAACACAGGTTGAAATGGCTGCAAAACCTGAGTTAACACTTCGAGAGGCGTGGGTTATCCAAAACCTTGATGGGGATTATCTGCGTTCATTTTTACAAGGCAACAAGGTCGTTAGTTACTGTGCCGAACGAGACGAAGCAGAATGGTTCCCTACTTATGAAGAAGCTTCTCTCCGCGCAAAAACTCTAGATATAGTAGTTCGCAAAGGACACAAACTACACAGATTTATGGCCCGAAGAATTAGCTTGTAAACTTGCTAACATAGAACAGAACTAAAAAAAAACCATGCGCTTTGCAGGAGATACTTTTAGTCAGGCCGTAGAGCAAGAAGAGGAAAACCCCTCTGATCTAACTCGTTACTTCCCTGCCTTAAAGAATATATATATAAACCGGCTGTAAGAGTTAAAAAAGAACAACCTAAGACAGACGCTACTTCTGTCTCTCGGACAATCAGTTAACTGTTAACCTTCTTTAAGAATCTATCTCGTGGCTTATTTTTTTGGTGGAAAACGGTTAGAACCAGGTAAGCCTTTTTCGGCTGGGGATACAATGTTCCCAGAAAACTATTTAGATTTGTCCACGCCGGAAGAAAAAAAAGCTCTCGGTATAACAGAACAAGAAGATCCAGAACCAGTTCGGATAGCTGGTGAAGGCCCTACCTCACCAACAGAAGAAACCTCACCAACAAATACAGCCAATACAACTTCTTTTCCAGAAACAGATATAGATGCCTCGACTAAGGAATTCTTAGATTCTTTAGGACAAGACTTTTTCGATCAATATGTTAAACCTCAATATGCAGGCGATAGATTTAATGTACAAGATGGCAGACTTAAATATAACAAACCAGAGAATCAAAAAGGAGGTGTTATAAGATATGCAAGACCTGATAAGGTCGCTCCTTTGCCTACAGAATTCTTGCCCACTACAGGAGAAACACCTACTACACCTACTACACCTACTACACCTACTACACCTACTACACCTACATTTACGCCCCCACCTGGCACTTCCCCTTCTATAACCTACCCTTCAGCCCCGGATTTTAAACCAGAAACTCCTTCTTCCGGAGGTGATGATGGCGGAGGTGATGATGGCGGAAGAGATAACCCTCCTTTAGCTGACCCTCCAGGAAAGGATCCAGAAGAAACATTTAAAGTTCCGGACCCTACTCCTACACCTGACACTACTCCTAAACCTGACGCTACTCCTGCGCCCAAGGCCACGCCACAAATTATGGCAATGGAGAGGTTCTTCAACCCTAGTGAAGGTTTACACTTCTTTACTTCAAACCCTGCTAACGAAACACTAGGCGGTTATGGGGGAGAAGGAAAAGCATTTAACCTCTACGCAGACTCAAATTTGGCTGAGGGAGCAACCGATGTGTTCCGCTTGTTTAACCCCGAAAGTGGAGATCACTTATTTACCACGAGTAAAGAAGAGGCTGATGCAGCATCAGCGGGAGGTTATAGATCAGAAGGCGTTGCTGGAGAAGCTTACACAGAACGGAGAGAAGGCACGGAGGCAGTGGAGCGGTATTACAACCCAAACACAGGAGGTCACCTATTAACTAGTGATCCCGAAGAACAAAAAACGTTAGGACCTCTAGGTTATAACTATGAAGGGACTGCTTTTTACGCTCCTGCACAAACCGCCAGGGAGTCAAGTAAACCAGCAGAATCACAACCAAATGCGGTCGAACAATATTGGCAAGCTGCGAATAGTCCCCCCAAAACAGAACAAAACGAGCCAGAAAATTGGGGAGGAAGCTACCAATTTGGGGGTTGGGATGAAAATGGAAATACTATATATGTTCCTGTAAATGACAGTGGAAATTAATTTTGACCCAAGAAAAAAAATATCAACTTGGAATAACTCAAAAAGATAAAACTATAGAGTTACACGTTCATGCAAATAATAATAACCACGCGGTAGCTCAAGCAGAGGATATCTGCCGGGCACTAGATGCAAACTCTTATTTACTAAACTACGGAGATTGTAAACAGACTAACCTTTCTGATCTGTTTAAAAAATTAGCTTTAAACTTATTTGACTATAAATTATGTGAACCTTGGAATGGTACATTTAGCAATAATGTTCCGTGTCTTTACGTATTTAAACAGCGTTACTATGTAAGAAATTTAATTTTAAAATACTTAGACGTTCCGCGAGAAGGTGCTGTAGCCCGTCCAAGTTGCAATTGTAAGTCGTGTATTAATCCATATCATTTCTCTTACAGAACCGGAAAAAACTCGAAATTAACTGGCGGAGATACCAATATGCTACTAGCATTCATAGGCCAAGGTTCTGGCGTAAGCCAAGCAGCCAAGGCACTTAAGGTACATCGCTCAACCATTTATCGGAAACTAAAGCATGAACATTTTTCTGTTGGGTCTGAAAATAACAGACACCGCGCAGGATAACGAAGGCGTTATTAACGTCTTAGCCGATGCTCTTCCGTCAAATGACAAAAGAGTCTCAACAAAGGTCCAATTAATTCAGGACAAAAACCATTATGTAGGTAAACTACTTCAACAACTAAGCAAAAACGATTCCGTTTTAGCTATTGGTCCTACACGAGCCACGGTTGACGGTGTGCTTCAAATGCAACCAATGCTGGTTATCTCAAAAGATAACTTCGATGATCTGCTGGCAATCAACTTGTTTATCGCTGCAGGCGGTCTGGGTCCAAAAGCCGATGAGGTTGAGCTCTCAGACACCACCGTTACGAATCGTTCCCTTGCTTGGCAAGCGGATAACGCCGAAACATGTTGGTTTAAATTGACAGCATGGGCTGAATTATCCAAACAACTATCAGATTTAGCACCAGGCACACCAACTATTGCGGTCGGTAAAGTCTCTACTAGCGAAAAAGATGATAAAAATTATTTAAATTATACCTTGGATAAGATTCTTTATCTTCCCAAGTCATCGAAGTCCGCCCCTAAAAAAGCAGTAGATGCTGAAAAAGGTAAAATTGCTGCGGCGGCTATTGGTTCAATCGATTTCTCCCTCTAATTCAGGCACTCAATCATGGTTTTTATTGCTGGTAAATTTTCCGAAGACGAAATTCTCGCCAATGTTCCTCCCCACACACTACGAATTGACCTTCAAGCTCGCCGTTGGAAATCTGATGTAGACTCAGACTCTGCAATTATCGATGCAAACGATAATGGGATTCCAATTGAATTTATCCTTTTAGGGTTTACCCCTTATTTTGGAAATCTTGGAATGCGGAACCAAGAAGAGTTCATGCGTATTGCTTTTATCGGTGTAACTCCGAAGCACCGGCTTTTGCCGCCACGCTGTGTAACTACCGCGATGATCTCAGGTAAGTCCAGTCAAAAGAATTTTATCTCTTATTTTCAAACCCTGTACAACAACAGGATTAACTGCGCTTCAGTTATCACGTCTAGTAAGTTTGTGACTCGTTCTTTTAACGAACGGGATCCTGTAACGGGAGCAGACGGTGCCAAGATTAATTTTAATGCCTTGGAATTTAAAGACCGTCCGGCTCAAAATGAGCTTGAAGAAAAATTGGTCGAGGACGTTATCGCGTGGCTCGATTCGACGGGAACTGAATCCGTAGTGCATTGTCTGAAATCTCACATCCCTGGTTCGGATTTAGTAGAGCTGCCTCTCGGCTCAGATCACTCTGAGATTAAAGCTCAGTTTGCTGCTGCAAGGCCGCAAGCTTTGGAGGGTTCGACTCGTATGTTTGCTTCTGCAAAGGCTTCAGCAGTAGAAGAGGCAATCGTAGTTACACCTGAACCCCCACAGCCGAAAAGAAAGAAGGCTGTTGAGCTTACAGAAGAACAGGCCAAAGCTCTAGGAGTTGACTTTTAGAGTACAGTAAACAAGTGAAGCCAATCGAGCGTCGGTACTCCCGGCGCTTTTTATTTTAAATTTTTACAATGTTTTGCCCGAACCCAGACTGCACCAGTATTGCTACTAACGTTTTGAATGTCCGTCAGAAAAAAAACGGAAAAACAAGGCGTCGCATCTGCCCCACGTGCGGCTTGAAATTTTCAACAGAAGAGATTCTGTTAATAAAAGACGGTCATAAATTAATAAACCCTTATAAAAAAGAAAACAGAAACAGACAAGGTTCATGTAACCCAGGGGCAATATTGACAGATACCAATGTTAGAGATATGAGAAGATTATATAGAGAAGGCAAGACTCAAAAAGAATTGAGCATCAAATACGGTATGAGCAAAACTCAAATATATAGAATTATTCATCGCTTGAGCTGGAAGAACATTTAGTAGATTTTCGTTTTAACGGATGGTCAACTTCACGTGGAGTTAAAAGTTCCGTTAACGGGGGAAGCATCACGCCAGAACGAACACACCAAGAAGACAAAGCCGAGAATAAACGTTTATGTAACAAATGCTGTCTATGTATTATTTCAAAAACCTCTATAAGTTGTTCTTTGTCCAACTTCCTAGCATCCCTAAGAACTCGCTGGTGTAAAAAATTCTGTTCTGTATCGAGCCACTCAAGATTTAACATTTAATAAACCTGGAATATGACGACTATAACCATTCTTCAGTAGACAGGCAACCTTCCTGT